AGGTGCCGCTGGGCCGCGTCCGCGAAGAAGCCAAGGCGCAGCGTAAAACGCCGCAGGAAGTCTACGAAGAAAAGCGCGCGGAAAAGCAGGCCGACACCGACGTAGAGTTTCTGGATAAGTACGGTTCAGCGCGCGACAGCGCGATCAACACGCTGTCCGTGATTGACCAGATGATTGGCGACCTGAACGTCAAGGACGGCAAGATCGTGCGCGGTAAGCGCGCACCGCACCCCGGCTTTGAAAGTGTTGTCGGAGCGGGCATCCCCGGTCTGCGGTTCATCCCCGGCACGCAGTCCGCTGACTTTGATGCGCTGGTCGATCAGATCGAAGGCGGCGCCTTCCTGAAGGCTTACGAAAGCCTGCGCGGCACTGGGCAGATCACCGAAATCGAAGGCCAGAAAGCCACGCAGGCGCTGACACGTATGCGCCGGTCGTCGTCGGAAGTCGGCTTCATCAAGGCTGCGCGCGAATTTGAAGGTATCATCCGCCGCGGCATGGAGCGCGCGGAACAGCGCAAGGCACGTCTGGAAGGCGGCAGCGCGTCGCGCCCGGCGCCGCGCAGCGAGACTAAGCGCGGCGCTAACATTGACGACCTGCTCAGGAAGTACGGGGGTTAATCGTGCCGACACTCAAGCAGCTAGAAACCGCGCTGATCAACGCCGACAAGGCCGGCGACGCCGAGGCAGCGCGGGCGCTGGCCGCTGAGATCAAGCGTGTGCGAGCGCAGGGCGCACCCAAGCCGGCAAAAGAAACCGGCAAACCGTCTGGACGACTGGGCGCCTTTGGCGCAGGTATCGGAGAGGCCATCCCCCGCGTCATCGGCGGCATCATCGAGTTCTTCGATCCGCAGGGCCGCAAGCTGCTAACCCCAGAACAACAAGCTGCGTATCAGCGTCAGTTCGCCGGCGCTCGGGATGTTGCGCCCAATGCCTTTACCGCCGGGCAAATCACTGGCGAGATTGCCGCGACAGCCCCTGTAGTCGGCGCGGCTGGCGGCGCGGTGTCCCGAGGGGGTCAGATTTTGACGCGGGTTGCGCCGCGCGCAAAACCTGTAGGTCGAGTGCTTCAGCAGACCGGCCGCGCCATCCAGTCTGGCGGTATTGGTGTCCGCGCGCCGACGCGCGCTGCGGTCGCTAGTGGTGCCCCTGTCGCCGCTACTCGCGGCGGACGCGTAGCGCTGCGCGCGGCCGGCGGTGCTGGCGCCAGCGTAACCGCCGCAGCGCTGACCGATCAGGATATTGTCGACGCGGCGATCACTGGCGCTGCGCTTCCGCTAGTCGGCACGATTGCCAAGCGCGGCATGGGCTGGACGTACGACCTGTTGACACGACGGCTTGGCGAAACGCGGGCGGCGGAGATCATGCGTAATCTGATCGCCGACAATGCGTCGGCGGTTTCGGAGGCGCTGCGCAAGGCGCCCAAAAACACCAAGGCGAACACGGCAGAGTTCCTCGCCGAAAAGGGTCTGCTTACGCCTGAACTGGCTGCTGCTACTCGCATCGTCGGCGCCAGCAAGGCCAGCAAGCCGCTGGAGCGTGTCGCGCAGGCGCGCGCTGCGGCGCAGGAAGAAACCAAGGCGTTTATCCGCGGTGGCGAAACGCAGACCGCCGCGATGGGCAACATCGCAGCGGCCAAGAAGGGTGTCCGTACCGCCACGGACCCTATGCGTGAAGAAAACCTGTCGCTTGCCGACTTGGGCCGCAAGGCAATCATTCCGGCCGAACGCGAAGCTACGCGTCTGCGCGATGCCGCAGCGGATGAAGTTAACCGCGCCCGACGTTTTCTGACCGCGGCCGACGAGCAAGGTGCGGTGCTGGGGCAGATGGACGACCTCGGCGACGCGTTCGATCCCGCGGCTATCAATCGCCAGCGCGGCCTTATCGGCGGTCTGGAGCAGCGCGGCGGTCAGGCCGCGGCGCGGTCGTTGGCGCTCGGTACGGAAGCGCGCGCGGCCGAAGAAGTCGCGGCCAATCTGAGGGCGCAGGGCCTCAAGCCGCTGGACATCTCCACGGTTGTCGGTCGTCTGCGCGCTTCGGCCGCCGACGCAGAGTTCGTAAACCCGGCCCGCTTCCGCGTGTTGACGGAGTTCGCCAACAATCTGGAACGCCGCGCCGCGCGCTTCGGTGGCGTCATTGACGCTACCGGCCTGTATGAACTTCGCAAAAACATGGGCAACGTGGTGGCTGACATTCTTGGCCCGACGGAGCCGAGCGCGCTTCAGTCGTACACTGCACAGATCATCGGCGAGACGCAGCCGCTGATCGACGACGCTATCATCGCCGCCGGCGGGCGCGGCTGGAAATCGTACCTCGACACTTTTGCGCAGGGGATGCGCAACGTCGAGCGTAGCCAGTTTGAACGGCAGCTTACGAGGCTCCCTGAAGCGCAGTACGCAAAGGTCATGAGCGGCCAAGACCCGGATTACGTCGCCAAGTTCTTCGGCCCCGGCCGGTTCGACATCAACGTGGAAATGATGGGGCCGAAGCTGCCCGCCGCGCAAAAGCTGGCGGGCGAAATCGGTGCTACGCGCGCCGTGGCGCAGACGGGCCTTGAAAACCTGACGCCGTCGCAGCGGATGTCGCTGCCCACTGGCGCTCGGTCACGGGTCATCGAGGCGATGGAGCCGGGCATGGCTAACGTGCTGGTCCGCGCGGCTTCCCGCGTGGCGGGCGGCGTGCCGGGCGTCTACGGCGGCGGCATCGCCGCGCAGCAGGTGGAGCAGGAGTTCGCCAACAAGCTGGCAGAAAACGTCATGCGCCGGCTGGCGCCCGCGCTGGCGCAGCCCAGCACTGCGGCTAATCTGCTCACGGTTCAGCCCACTGCTGAAACACTCAGCCGCGCGTCGGACGCGCTTTCGCCGATGGCGCGTAACGTGCTGGCGCAGTATATGCGCCAGATGTTGACCCGCCCAGCCGACTACTACACGCCGACTGAATAGCGGAACTGCCAAAATGACTGTAATTGCTGCCACTATAGACAGAATTGGCGACCGCTGGTACGAAGCCGGCAGCGTAACGTTTTCGCGCGAGGGTGATGCTGTGACGGTGATTGATCAAACCGAAGCCCGTTTGAACACCCACGAGGAAATCTGTACGCTGCGCTACGAGAGCATCTGCGCCCGGCTGAAGCGGCTGGAAGGCATGGGGATGACCGTGGCGGGCACTATCATCATGCTGCTGATCGGCATTCTGCTGGCGCTGCTGGGGTTGAAATGAGCATCGTCCTCGGCGCCCGTTCGCTGTCCCGGCTGGAAGGGGTTCACCCTGACCTAGTCCGCGTGGTCAAGAAGGCCGCGGCGATGTCGGACCTCGACTTCACCGTACTGGAAGGGCTGCGGACGCTGGCCCGCCAGAAGCAGCTTATGGCGCAGGGCGCGACGAAGACCATGAACTCGCGCCACCTGACCGGACACGCTGTCGATCTCGCGCCGATGATCGACGGCAAAGTATCTTGGGACTGGCCGCTCTATCACCGGCTGGCCAAGATCGTGAAGGCCGCTGCGGCGGCCGAAAACGTGCCGCTCCAGTGGGGCGGCGACTGGCGCACTTTCAAGGACGGCCCGCATTGGGAACTGCCTTGGAAGGCATATCCGAAAGGAAAGTAACATGTCACTCGTACACTGGCTTCTTGGTCGTCTGAAAGAGCCGAGCACCTATGCTGGCTTCTCTGCTCTGGCACTGGCGTTTGGCCTGTCGGACGCACAGTGGGCGGCCATCTCCACGGCGGTCGCAGGTCTGGCAGGTGTCGCCGCTGTGTTCCTGTCGGAGACGCCGAAGGCGTGATCAAACTTCTGTCGTCCCTGCTGTCGTTGTTTGACCGCCTATGGGCGGCGTGGAACGAACACAAGCTGCGGCAGCAGGGCCGGCATGAAGCCGTCAAGGAGATGGCTGATGAAGTCCAACGTCAAGTGGAACTGGCGCAAGCAGTCGCTGCCACTCCTGATCCTGACCGTGACAGCCGGCTGCGTGCACGGTTCGACGACGCCGCCGCTGGTAACTAACTCGTACTGCAAGATCGCGCAGCCGATCCGGTACAACTCCAAGCTGGACAGCCCAGCCACCGTCGCGCGTATCGAGCAGCACAACTCTACTTGGGCGTGTCTGTGCGACAACGACTGTCCAGCCAGCGCTGGAGATACCAAATAGCCTTGCCGATCTCCTGATCCGTGGCGTCCTTATGGCCGGCGCGGCTCAAGTACTTCAGCGCGTTCCCGCGGCAGTAACCGGCGAACTCTTCCGGTGACAGCTTGGCCTGAATGTATTCGATGGCCTCAATCCCGCCGACCTTGTAGTGCGGCGGCGAGTTGACCATGTCGGCCTTCATGTCCAGCGCCCGCTTCCACGAGCCGGGGT